TTAAAGAGCGCCTTTTTTTTTATTAGTGCAAAATGGCTTTATAACTACTTCCTGAGTATCTGAGTTATAAGAAATATAATCAACAAAAGAATTTATAAGAAGCTTTTTCATAGAATAATCAGCATTTTCCCATAGCTTTTTAAAATTCAAAAGCATAGAAGTAGAAGCATTAATTTCTTTAATAGCTGCTTTTAAATTACTATTAGTATTTTCTAATTCAAACTTTTTAAATTTCAATTCTTTAATCTCTTTATTTAATTCTTCAATCCTAGAAGAAAGCAAATCATATATGTTAGGATTTAAAGAAAGCTTATCAATTAAGTTTTTCACCTGCAGCTCTTTTTGAGATATCTGCTTTTCATATGATTTAATACTGTTTTTATCTACAGCTTCAGATTCTAAAGATTTTTTATATTCTTCAATGGCTTTAATAAGAGAGCCTTTATTATCTGTAGCTTTAAAAAGTTCTTTCATAACACTTTTTTCTAATTTATCAAGTCTTATGTTTTTAGAATCACAAGTATTATCACTTGGGTTAATCTTATTTATACATATATAATAACGAAGAATTTCTCCAGTCTTTCTAGAAACATGGCCTTGCTTTTGAATCATCTTTCCACCACACTTAGCACAATGAAGTACTGAATTAAATACACCATATTCGCTGCCATTAACAAGTCTAGGTGCAAGATCCTTATTCTTATCTAATTGCCTTTGAACTTTAATCCATAAATTATCATCAATTACACCTTCATGTTTTGAAACAGAAAGAATCCATTCACTGATATCTTTATATTTATCCTTAGAATCTTTTTTGTTATAACTTAATATTCCATTACCATTTGGATCACCAAATACAGTTGCACCTTTAATTGAAAGATAACTTATAACAAGTTCAGAAGATTTAACATAAACAGGATTTCTAAGTAAGAGCTGCAAGGCTTTTATATCCCAAGGAGAATTTCTTTTAGTTTTAATATTATTTTGAATAAGATACTTTTGAAGCTTTCCAAGGCTTCCAAGAGTTAAATATTGCTCAAAGAAAAGTTTAACTAGAGAAATTTCTTCATTAATAGAAGATAATTTCATCATCCTTTTTTGCTTAGAATTACTATCTAAATAATATACAGGTTCAGAAGAAAAACCAAAAGGGGGAGTGCCACCAAGCCAACGACCAGTTTTAGCAAGTTCATACATATTATCTTTGATACGTTCAGCTATGGTCTCACGTTCCAATTGAGCAAATACGCTGCTAATAAACATCATAGCAGTACCCATAGGACTAGAAGTGTCAAACTGCTCACGTATTGAAATAAAATTAATACCAAGGACTTTTAATTCATCAATTAAGGTAGAGAAGTCGGAAACATTTCTGCTAATTCTATCAAGCCTATAACAAATAATTGCATCAAACTTTTTGGCTACAGCATCCTTCATCATAGATTTAAATTCAGGTCTGTTTATATTACCACCTGAAAAGCCTTCATCTTCATATATATAGATATCATCATAACCGTTATTTTTAGCATAAGATTTACATAGCTCTATTTGGTTCTCTACACTTTCACCTTTACCAGTAAATTTTGATTTTCTAGAATAAATAGCTGCTTTCATAGTATACCTCCAAAGTGTTATACATTGATTGTAGTTTTATAAATAAGTTAAGTTAATTGAGTATAGCTACATATATTTATTAAAAAGTAGTAGGAAAAATACTATATTTCACAACTATTATATGGGACTTCCTTTCTCTTTAATGCAGATCTTATATGATTATATCTATTTTCATCAACAACTATAGAATGAATCTTATATTGTAGCATTTCATTAGTTATATTAAAAAAATCACATATCTCACAAGGAGTAGATATGCAATTACATAGTGCTTGCAGGAATTCATCATCACTCACAAGAAAATTAGCAGCCCATGATTTAGCTTTATGCTCCTGTTTATTTTTCATTAGTTTTTCAGAATAATTTTTAGATTCAATAGTTAAATTACCAAAACTAGTAAAGTGATGTCCTAACTCTTCAGCGAGGATAGATAAATATTTGCATCTATCATTAACGATGGATTTTTCTACAATTATAACCGGAGGAAGGTCTGGAGCTTTAAAATAAATTCCATTAAATGAGTAATGATTAAGATTCCTTTCCTCAAGATGTATTTTCTCTTTCTCAATAATATAAAAAATATCATTTAATTTTTTCATTAGCCTATCACCACCATTATCAGTATTAATGATATTATTATAATACAATACAAACGTATGTTCAACGATTGCTGAAAAACTAGATTTAATAGAACTTTATGTTATATATTTACAATACGTGCTATAATAATAGTGGATTTGTGACAAATACAGTTGTATTGTTTGTAATAATATAAAGATGTAAAAGTAATATATTTAATGACTATTATCTTTAAAGGGGAGAGGTTATATTGGCAAGTTATTTAAAAAGAATGAGAGAAGCGAAAAATTTAGATGAATTAGTATCTGAAATTCAAAATATTTACAAGGAATTTGACAGCAATAAATATATACCAGCTATAATTGAGAATGGAAAATATACAGTAGAGGAAGGTGAAGATTTTTACTTAAAATTAGTATTAAAACATCATAATATCAGGGTGAAAAGCACTTGGTTAAAAGAAAATTTATCATATGGATTAAGTGAACCTGAAGATGATGATTTTGGAGCATTTGTTCATAATGTAATAGTATATAGAAATTATAAATCAACTCATCTATATCAAGTAAATCCTCTTATAACTAATGATCAAATATACGAATATCAATATGATAATTCCTTGTTTGTTAATGCATATTATAATGATGAGTATTCAAGATTAAAAGGTGATCCAGTACTAAAAAGTGATCAGAATATAAAACTATTAGTTCTTAAAGATGTATTAAAAGGTTATATTAATGATCCAAATGGCATTGTATATCCTAAATATGAATTAGTAGCAGAATTCGAATATAGAACTCATGATAGCATGATCAAGAACATAGAAAGTAATGAATATGAGTTACAGGATGCATATATTAGGGTTGATGTTACAGATAATTCTACACTTATATTGGGGAGTGTATTAATACCATTTAATAATAAGCTAGATAAGGTGCCTAGAAATATTCAGGTTATTGATTTAGTAAGTTTAGAACAGAGAGAACATAATCCTAAAAATTATACTGGTGATATGAATGAAGGTTTAATATATTTTAAGAAAGATATCATTAAGATAATCAAAAAATACTATTATATATATAACTTGCAGATTGTTGATAAAAATGAGATAGAGAATCAATATTTGATAGATATATTGGATGATAAAATAATGTTTTTCGAGGGAGAATATAATAAACTTCCCAAATTAATTAAAGATAGAATAGATATGTATAATTTTGTGCCAATTAAAAAGGATGATATGATAAGTGAGGCAATGAAGGCATGGCAGTTAGATGGAAATTGGCATTGGGAAGATAAGTTGTTACCAAATTATAAATTAGCAAGCATAATTAAAGAAAAATGTTTTAATAAAGCAATAGACTTATCTTTATCATTTGAAAATCCAAAAGATAAAGATGAGCTTAAAGATTTCATAAATAAAATAGAGCAATTAACAGAAATAAAATTAGAATCTTTTAATGTAAAATCTAAAGATGTATTATCATTAATCACAATTAGAGATGAATTTGATAAAGATGAATTAGTTGATTTAGACACTTTGTATTTAAAGTATTGTTATGCAATATATAGGAGATATTCTGATGATAGATATTAATAGTGATATAAATAATTTATTGGTTCTAGTTGGGCAAAATGGTGCAGGAAAAACACATCAGTTAAATGTAGCTTTAGAAAATATAGAAAATGGAATAATGATTACAGAAGATGGTATGCCTCAGTTCTCAAGAGCTATAAATAAAGTTAACATAGATGAAGTTAACATGGTGTATTTATACAAAAATGAAGAGAAGCGCGGAACATATACAAATCAGGATGAGCAGGTACGTATATCAGAAAGTGCAGAGCAAATAGTAAAATACTGTCTGAAAATAGTTAATCAATTAAGCAAAATTCTTAATAAATCTAAAGGTCAGGAAAAACTAGATAATATGATGAAAGCGTTTTTGGAGTACAATTTCAATAATATAAAGTATGTGTTTTTTGATGAACCAGAGAATTTTCTAGATGAAGAATACTTAAAAGTAGTAGGAAATTTAATAAATAAATTAATAGAAAAAAGATTTATTGTTAGGATAGCAACTCATAATGCTAGATTATTAAAGATATTAGATATAAATATTGAAAATATAGTATTGATGAATTATAGAACAATTATAAGTGTTTCTCAAAATGAGATTATAGACTTATATAGAGTAGCAGCAAAAGAAATAAATGAGATTAAAGATAGAAATAAAATGGATGAGGATGGTGGAATAAAATATAAATTAAGTTTAGCAGATCATTTACCTGTCTTAGAAAGTTTTATAGAACAAAATATAAAAAGTGAAGAATTTTATAGATGTTTATTTTGCAGTCAAATAATCATTGTTGAAGGTGATTCAGATGTAATTGCACTAAAAGCAATTAAAAATGAATTTGATTTATCTGTTGGAATATTTAGTTCTAATGGAAAAGCATTTATACCATTCTTTTGCAAATTATATTTAAAATTGGGAAAAAAGGTTGTTGTAGTAATTGATGATGATCATAAGTCGAAAAAAAATGCTGGAAACTTAAATTCCTCAGTAGCGTTGACTGAAGTATTGAAAAAGTATTTTGAAGATAGATTAATAAAATTAGTACTACATGAACCGGATTTAGAAAAGTTTTATGGAATAAATTTAGATAAAATTGCAGATGAAATTAATATGAGCTCAAATGTAAAAAAAAGAAACAGTGGGTGGCTTAAATACATAGCTTCATTTATGTTTTTCAAAACTTCAGAGAATAAAGAAATGCTTAAGAATCATATAATTGGCAGGAAAGATGAAATAAATTATGAATTCGAATAAAGAAAATTATAATATTATAAAAATTGTGTATTACATATATAATATTCTTAATTAGATTATATAGATAAAAATAAGGTGTTTTTTTGAACACCTTATTTTTTTGAATGTTTTACAATTATCAATAGGTTTAGAGTTTTTGAAAATCATAGTAATTAAGTATTATTATATGAAATGGTTATAGAAATTACAGTTCTTTTGGTAGAGTTTAAAATTGAATTATATAAAATATTATACTGGTTATTTTATTCATGTAAGTTTAAAGGCATTTGATAGTTTTTTTCAAAATATTTTTTTAACTCGCCTAAATTTTTAAAAAGCAGGCTTACTTCTAAATCTACATAATTATATAGATTTGTAAATTTACATTTCCTAATCGTATAAGTTTTTGATAGAGTCTTACTCTTGTTGCTTTCATCTACTATTTTATATTTAATCGATTCTTTTTTTAAAGGTATAAATTGATGTTTCTTTAATTCATCATTGTCTTCAAGTACAATGAAAAGAGCATTATCTTTTGTATTTTCAAATTTAAGTTCTTCGTAGTCATATAATCCTTTAGAAAAGAAGCACTGAATATTTTTCTCATAATAATCTGTAAGCCTTTCCGGAGATAAAAATCCAACTAGTTTAACTTTATTAACATTTTTATCAATGTATAATATACCGCTTTCAAGTTCTTCTATTCTTTCTTGTAAATACAATATTAGTTCCTCCTTAAAATCTATTTGGGTATTAAATATTGAAAAACTATTTAATTATTACAGTCAATAGCATCCCAAAAGTCGTTTTCATGTATTATCATTATTTTAGAACCATTCTGTCTTAAATTAATAGCTTGTTCAACTTTTCTACCATAGCAAGAATAAGCCCAACATGTGTTACCATTGCCGCCTATAATAAGATAATCAGTTTTTTTAGTCATATTTTTTGAAAAAGTTCCACCGAGAGATGGAATTAGAGTTTCAAAATCTTTTCTTGTTCCTTTTGTAGATGCTCCAGTAAAGCAAAAAGTTTTACCATTAAAATCTACTTTAGGGCATACAGAACAAATGCCATTCACAGTATAGTCATTCTTTAAATTTTCAATTTCATTAAAATCAATTTTAATAGAGCTATTAGAATCAACAAATTCAGAAAAGTATACTTTTAATATATTTTTTTCATCATCTGTTATAACCTTATCACTTAATATTGAAGTTAGTAATGAAGAAACTTCATCATATGGGTAATATCCAACTAAAAAGTCATTAGATTTAATCCAAAGTTCTATTATTTCAATTTCACTATCATCTACAACATTATCAGCTAATATACCATGCATTATGCCTTGTAATTGTTGAAGTCCATGTGTAATTGGATCATAATAATTATTTTTAGATTTTGAAATGTGCTTATCAATAGCCCAAATAATATCATTAACTTCATCTAGCGTTAATATGTTGTCTGATAGAGCTTCTGATATTTTTTGGAGTATTTCGTCAAAAGGCTTATCGTTCGCATAATCAGCTAGTAGGGAGCACCAGTTTGTTAATTCTTCTATTTCATTATTAGTTATTTTACCATCACTTGTAATTCCAGTAAGTATCCCTTTGAGTATATTTAAATATTTATCTCTTTCGCTCTTACCAGTGTATTTACGATATTCTTGTTTATCATAATCTAACATAAGTAGACCTCCTTAAGTAAATAAAAAATTCATATTCTGATAATTTATTACAGTATATATTTAAAAATATAGATGTCCGTAAAGAACACCTTATTTTTTATTTTTATATTTTTGTTTTATATATTCAATAAAATTATTAATCTCTTCTTTAGCTTCCTTTGGAAGTTCATCATAATCAGTATCGCTATGAAGTGCAATAGTGATGTTAGGATCATCAGTGTAATTTCTTATATCTGTCTTTCCTAAGAGGTAATCTATAGATATTTCAAAAAAATCAGCTATCTTTTGCAGAGTAGGCATCTCTGGAATTTGTTTACCACTTTCATATTTAGATACTGACGTTTGGCCTAAATATAGTGTTTTAGCTAATTCTGTTTGTGTAAGATTTTTCTGTATTCGCTCTTCTTTCAACCTATCAGCAAATGTTGCCATTATTATCACCTCATTTAAATTGTATACTGAATATGATTTCAAATCTATAAATATGACTATAAAGAATAATTTTTGCTAAAAAGCATTGACATTATGATTTCAAGTCATTATTATTAGAGTATGATATATGACTTAAAATCATAAAGGGAGTGTGAGAAATGCCAATAGAACAATTAAAAGTTTTGAGAAAACAAGCTAACTTTAGCCAAGAATATTTGGGAGGAGAACTTGAAATATCTCAAAGTACATATAACAAAAAGGAAAATGGTATAATTCCATTTTCATTAGAGGAAATAAAAGAATTAAAAACGATTTTAAACTTAGATAATAAGCAAATAATAAATATTTTTTTAGATTAAATTATGCTTTTGAGTCATAATTGAATTTTATCAAGAATATGGAGGGAAATAAATGGTAGAAAACTACAGAAATATTTACCAAATAGCGAGAGAGTGTACAAGCTTGACTCAAGAAAAATCATCAGAACTACTAGATATATCTGTTGATAGTTTAAGAGCATATGAAGGAGGGAAGAGAACACCACCAGAAAATATAGTAATTGACATGGCTAAGATATATAATCGCCCATATTTAATTTTGCAGCATTATCAAAATACTTTGATAGGAAAAGAACTTTTTCCAAAGATAGAAGTTAAACATTTAGCTGAAGCAGTATTAACATTTTTAGATGAGCTTGAAGATCTAGAGAGCATTAAGAAATTAATGATTAAGATTTCACGTGATGGTCAAGTTGATGAAGATGAAAAAGAAGATTGGCAAATGATAATGAAAACACTTGATGAAATGATATGTGCAATTATAACTATAAAGTTTGCTAGGTAACACATTGTGATAAGAAAACATATTATGAAATGATTTATATTTACGGGGGAATGTATATGAAAGGCGATGAATTAAAAGTAACCATTATAGGATTAGAAGATAAAAAAGGCTTTGATGAGCTTGTGGCAGAGTTACAAGTTGCTGCTGTCATGAAAATGTGTCCTCCAGAGCTAAGACTTCAGGTTTTAAATAATGCTCTAAAGATATTAAAAGCAAATTAACTGATTTTAAACATATTAAAGGAGAAATTCAGAAGATGAATATAATAGAAATCTTATGGAAAATAGGCTATGACGTTCTTAAAAGTGATTCTGAAAAATGTGAATACACAATAATGTATGCTCCAGAAAGAAAAAGACGTATGTGGAAGCAGATAAAAGATGGAGCTATTACAGTTGAAAATGAATTGCTTAATGATATCTATACAGTAACTGTTGGAGAAGTTAGTTTTAATCAATGTGGAGATTTATATGTTGAATTTACTGATGTGAATACAAAAGAATGCATTGATTTTTATGAACATAAAAACATGAAAGAAGATGAACTTTATAAATAAAAAAAGAACCTTGACTAAAGGTTCATGATGTTTGAGATACGGACGGCCATCCGTATCTCCATTATAAATTGAAATGGAGGAAAAGTAAATGGTTTTAGAATTCTTAAATGATTTAAAATCAAAAGTCAGCAAAGAAGAGTTTAATATTATTTTTGCTATGACAAGAGAAGACATAAGGTTTAATAGGACAAGTTTTAATAAAAAGACTACACCTGAAGAATTTATTGAAATATGTAAAAGGTGCTGTGTTGCTTTAAGTAGATGCAGCTGAGTTTTTTATTTAATGCAAATTATAAATAATGAAAGTGAGGCGAGACTGTGGAAAGAGATTTTAAAGGCATATGGATACCAAAAGAAATTTGGCTGAATACTCACTTAACTATGAATGAAAAATTATTTTTAGTTGAAATAGATAGCTTAGATAATGAAAAGGGATGTTTTGCGTCTAATGACTATTTTGCAGAGTTTTTTGGCTTATCTAAAAACAGGTGTAGTGAAATAATAAAATCTTTAGAGAAAAAAGGATTTTTAAGTGTTTCTTATAAATACAAAGCTGGTACAAAAGCAATAGAAAATAGAATAATTAAGCTACTCGAAATATCGATAGGGGGTACTCGGAATATCGACTGCGGTGTTCGAAATATCGATAGAGGTACTCGAGATATCGACAGAGGGTATTCGGAAAACTGTGAAGATAATAATACAATACTTAATAATACAATTAATAATATAAATACTATATCTAAAGATATAGTTAGTAGCACTAAAGTGCAACCCATAATAGATAAGTGGAATGAACTTGGACTTCAAAAGCTCATATCCATAAACAAAGGCACTAACAGATATAAATTACTTCAAGCAAGGCTTAAAGAATATGGACAAGATAAAATACTTCAAGCCATAGAAAATATAAAATGCAGCAGTTTCTTAAAAGGTCAAAATAATAAGAACTGGACAGTAACCTTTGATTGGTTAGTAAAGCCAAATAATTTTATTAAGATTTTAGAAGGCAATTACGTAGATAAAGAAAATCCAGTTAAGATAGCTAAGAATAAAGAGGTGCAGCCACTCAGATTTAATAATTTCGAGCCAAGAAACTATGACTATGACAATTTGGAAAAGAAGCTGCTAGGGTGGGATAACGATGATTAAAAATAAAATGGATGAAGTTTTAGATGGTCAAATAAGCATATTTGATTTAGTGCTTAATGAAGTTAAAGAGACTAAAAAAGAGTATGCACCAATAGTCAAAAGTCATAAAGATAAATTTGCAGAAATTATTAATCTATATAAACCCAATGCAGCAAGAATAGTTAAAAGAATATATGGAGCATTGCTTGTGGAGCTTGAAGAAAAGACACTGTACTTTAACAGTGATGGAGTAAAAGAGCTGGAGTTAAAAAAAGATATAGATCTGCTTCCAGCTGATGAAATTTTATTTGTAAATCAAGATAGAAATTTGAATGATGTGCAGCTTAAAAAGCTTAAGGACATGCATGTTGCAGAATACATTAAACGTAAAGGTGATGCTAATATAATAATTCAAAATCAGGATAAGACACTTGTTATAAATCCTAAAGGATGGATATTAGAATACTTACAAAAACCAAAATATCATGAAGATGAAGTATATAAGATTGAGATTCCTAAAGAAAATATAGGCTTGCATATTTTAAGTGCAGAAACAGATATTGATGAGAAGAAAAGCATTATTAAGCCATCAACTTTTGCTCATAACCTTATAGATTTTGAGGAAAATGATCTGGTAGAAATACAGTATAAAGGCACAAAGCATATAGGCAAGGTAGTAAGAATTTATAACAATGGTGAAACCTTGAATGTTAATTGGGATGGTAAGCAGACAGCTTTTTATTATAAAGCAGTAAAGAAGCTTAAAGAAATAAATATGAAAAATGCGATTTAATTAATTGGTGGTTAACATGAAGGAAGCCCCTAAAAAGGGGCTTATAGGTTACTAGGTCAAATCAAAAAAAGATTATGAATGAAAGTGTAAGTAGAGGAGCAATAGCAAAGAAGCTATATTTAATTATATGAAGATTAACTTCAAAAGGTTACAAATATTGGTAAAAAGTTTTAAGCATTAAAAAAGCCCCTAAAAAGGGGCTTAAAAATAACTAGGTAAAAGCAAAAAAAGATTATGGACAAAAGAGTAAACAAAAGAGCAATAAAGTAATAGCGAAGAGGCCACATTTAATTATATGAAAACTAACTTCGAATAATTCCAAGTGCTGATAAATAATTTTGCACATTAAAAAAGCCCCAATTAATGGGGCCAAAATGGATTATATGAATAATATGTTAACTAAATCATTATATTATGTGCAATTTGAAAATATTTATTCTGTTATTGTTACAGTACCAGGACCTAATATTACAATTCTATCAACATATTTCAAGGGACCAATATTGTATTTAGGTGAGTTTTCTAATAAACGGTGTGATTCCATTACTTCTTGCTGACCATCCATTCTTATCATAAGGTTAATTCCGGCAGAAGTGTTTTGAATATTGTAGGTAGTATTCTCCATTAATTTTAAATCTCTTATATTATAAATACCTTCAGATAACTGGATATTTAGGGTTCTAGCGTTGACTGTTAGATTGTTCATGCTAAAAAATAAAAGCAGTATAGCAGAAAGTATAGTAAATATTTTTTTCACTCGATAAGCCTTCTTTCTTAATTTTAAATTGTAAGTTAAATAACTGAAATTATTATGTGAGGATATAATTGAAAATATTCATCAATGCCTTGCAGGACTAGAAGGCGCGTTAGCAGGGATTACAATTGTTAATGTTAAGGTTACTGCAAAAGATAAATAAGAAGAGAGTTAATTAAAGCTCTCTTTCTAAAAAGGAGCTATAAAGATGGGAATTATTAAAGATATAGTTGATATAATTGTCCCAAGAGTACAAAAGAGAATGGAAGAAGAAGGATTAGATATTAAAGAAGCTTTGAATAAAGAGCTTGAAGAAATGGGATATATTCAGAAGGATGATAAAGAGGATAAGTAATTTAGAGAGTAATTTGGAATATGTAGAAATTATTCATAAAAAAAGACACTACAAAGTGTCTTTTAAGCAATAATTACTTCACCCTTCCCAATAATTGCAATTCTATAACTAGGGTCAAGAACAAGCAAGCTATAGTTTGCGGATTTGGGTGGTAAATAGATAGATTGTATTTGACGTTGATCTTCATCAAAAAGTGCTATATAAACACTATTATCAGGTGATACATTTTGAACAGTATAACGATTTTTTTGCGCAACATTAAGATTGGATAATTGATAAATACCCTCCTTAAATGTAGTTGCCGCAAATGTGGGAATTAATGCAAGAGAATTAAAGAATAAACATATTAAAATTAATATTACTGAAATATTTCTTCTCATAATATAAAATCACCTTCCAAATTAGTAGTACTAGTGTAACTTTTTAATCAATAAATACATCCCCATTACCAACTATCGCAATTCTGTAGTCAGGCTTAAGTGGTAATAAATTATATTTCTTAGATTGAGGAGCTAACCGTATAGCTTGGATTTGAAGTTGATTTTCATCATAAAGAATTATATAGACACTATCTTTTTGAGATATATTTTGAACATTATAGGTATTTTCTGCTGAAAAATTAAAATCAGATGCTTTATAGACACCCTCTTTAAAAATGTTAGCAGCAAATGTAGAGTAAGCCATATTAAATATTAACAATATTGAAATTAAAAATATAAGTATAAATTTTTTCATAGTACAACCACCTTAATATTTTGATATAAACAACAAATATGAATAATTTTATTATGTGTATTTATTAAGTAAATATTCAGAATGCAGATTTGATGTGGTAAGTAAATGAAGAAATATGTTCTTTGAAAATTGAATAATGCGATATTTATCTGATATGTTATAAGTGATTTGGTATAATTTAAGAGAAAATAAGTAAATCTTGGAGGTATATATGATTGAAGGCTTAAGCCACATTACTTTTACTGTTAGAAATACAGATAAAACTGCTGAATTATTTAAAAGAATGTTTAACGCAAAAGAAGTTTATTATAATGGCGAAAAAAAACATTCATTATTTGAAGAACGTTTTTTTATAATTGGTGGTCAATGTATGACTATTATACAAGACAGAAATACTATTAATAGAACTTATCATCATATAGCATTTAAAATATCAAATTCCGATGTAGAGAGTTATTTGGAAAAGATTGAAGATCTTAATCTAGAATTAAAACAGTATATAGAGAGAATTGTAGATAAGAAACATTCTATATATTTTTATGATTATGATAATAACTTATTTGAGCTCCACACAGAAACATTGGAAGAAAAGTTGGCATCATATAGAGTGTAATAAATAACAGACTAAAATATCGCATTATTCAAAAAGAAATTGAATTTGCGATATTTTTTTATAAAAGTGCTACGTAATTCTAATATTTAGCGTAGTAAAGGCAAAAATAAAAGGTGTTCGTAATGAACACCTATAACAATTAGAGAATGAATCATGGAAAGAAGATTCTCTAATCAATCTATCTAAATTATAACATATTTTATAAAGGATAGGTGGAAAAATATGAGCGAGAGAGTAAAAAAGGAATTAGCATTATATAGACTAAGAGAAATTGAAATTGATGATATGAAGCTGAAAGTTGAAGAATTAAAAATTGGGGAGCAACTTGGAACAATGAATTATGAGGAAAAAGTTCAAAGCTCAATGAAATGCAAAAATAATGATTATGTTATGAATGAAATAGAAACTTTGGAAAAGAAAATAAGGTTTAATGAAATTGCCAATAAGAGAATTGATAATGCATTAAAAAGATTAGATATAGATGAAACAGAAGTTATACAAAAAGTATTTATAGAAAAGAAAAGTATAACACGAGCATCACAAGAGTTATTTAAATCAAGAAAAAGTATTAAAAACTCCATAGATAGGGCGTTTCAGAAGTTGAAATTAGCTTAAGAGGTATCAGTAGGGGTAGCAGAAAAGGTATCATAAAGGTAGCAGTTAGGGTAGCAAGAAAGGTATCACAAAGGTATCAGGAAAAGTACCTATGCAGTACCCAAAAAATATTATATACTGTATGTGGTTAAAGGAATAACCTCTTATAATTTTTAGATGACATTTTAGATTGTTAAAGCACTTATTTTTAGGTGCTTTTTTATTATGCAATTTTTCATAGGTAAGGAGGTTGAATCATGAGAAAGAAGGTTGAGTTAAATATTAGATTTATGGGGAATAAAGTTTTATGTGCTAAATCACCTATAAATTGCAAAGGCTGTATTCATAAAAGTAATTGTGAAGAATTAGAATTATTTTATTATCCATATACTAAAAAAGAAATAGAAGAATGTTTTAAAAATGATGAAAGGATCAGGTGAGGTGGGTGAAATAATATGGGGAGGAAAAGGCCTGCTAAGCCAATTACAAATACAGAAAGGGTTCTTGATATTCAGGATTATTTAAAGTATAAAAATGAACGTGATTATGTTTTATTCGTAGTTGGTATAACTACTGGATATAGAGCAGGTGATTTAGTCAAATTAAAAGCCAGAGACATAAGGGAAGCTCTTAGGAGAAGTGAATTTACTATTTTTGAAGGTAAGAAAAAGAATTCAAAAAATATTAGAGAAAAAAACAGAAAGCCTAGAACAGTTGAAGTAATACCTAAAGTCACAAAGCTCCTTAAAGAATATATTAGAGATAAAAAGGATTATGAGTATATATTTCAATCTAGAAAAGGAATTAATAAACCTATTGGAGTTCAAGCTGTTAGTAATATATTAAAAGAAGCAGGAGAGTATTTTGGCTTATACGATATTTCAGCTCATAGCATGAGAAAAACTTATGCCTATAAGATCTATGTTGAAAGTGGTAAGGATATTGTAGCTGTGCAAAAGTTATTAGGTCATAGAACTACTCAGGAAACAGAATTATACATAGGATTAGATAAAGAAAAATATCATCAATATTCAAAGTCACTAAGTGATTTTGTGAGGTGATATTTTTATTTTTGCATATGAATGTTTGATTTTCGAAGGTATTAACATTCAAGGTCAAAAAATAAAGACATATAGAAGAAGAGAAATTTTAAAATGAATGTGTGATTCTCCTATATAATTAAACATTCAAATTGAAAAACACGAACATTCAAGGGCGACTTATTCATGTTTTCAACAATCTTTTTTATTAGATTTGGAGGAGTGAAATGGCTAGAGAGTTCGCTAGAGCTTTTTATAACAGTGTAGCGTGGAAGAAATGCAAAGCATCATATATAAAATCAGTAAATGGATTATGTGAGAGGTGTGAAAGCCCAGGATACATTGTGCATCATAAGAAAGGCTTAACACCTAATAATATTAATGATCCTAACATAACACTTAATCATAATAACTTAGAGTATCTGTGTTTGGATTGTCATAATGCAGAGCATGACTTCAATAGAGAAAAGAAAAGTGTTACTAAGAAAGGTTACAAGTTCAATGAGAAAGGAGAACTGATTTATAATGGATGAACTAATTCAATTAAGAGATACATTTAAATCTATAGTGACTACATTAGATCAAATGATAGAGCTAGGAGAGAAAGAGAACAAAGGAGAAACTGTTGATAAAGAAAAACAAGAAAGTCTTTTAGGAAAGTTGATGTTTCAAATGGTTAAGTTAGAGAATATGAAGACTGATCTATAGCCCCCCCATGAAAACTTGCAGGGAGTGGCTTTGGGAGACCGTATAGGGTACAACAATTTTCCTCCGAACGAAATTTTGAAAATAGGAGGGGGTATATTTTTGAGCATTTCCGAACAATTAGAAAGAGATAAAAAGATAAAGCAGGAGATAAATAAAATTAAAAAGATATTTAAGGATTTCCCAAAAGATAAAACTAAAGTTCTTGAAGGGTTAATTAATGAAGCTGCATTTATGAAAGTATCACTTGAAGATACGAGAACAGATCTTATTAAAAAAGGATTGACTGAATTATTTGAACAGGGAGAGCAATCTTTTAACAGGGAAAGACCAGAAGTTAAAATTTATACGACTTTCATGCAACGATATTCAGGAGTAATGAAACAATTAATTGACTTACTACCAGTTGAAGTAAAAAAACAAGAAGCAGATGCACTTATGGAATTTATTAAAAAGGGTAAATTAAAATAATGAATTAAATAGAGGAATACTATAACAAAATTGCATCAGGTGAAATTGTTGCATGTAAAAGAATTAAGCAAGTGTATGAAATGCTGGTTGATAAATTACATAATCCAGAAAAATATTATCCTTGGGTATTTGATGAAGAATTAGGAAATAGGCCTATTGAGTTTATAGAAACTTTTTGTAAGCAGGCTCAAGGTGAACTTGGTGGAGCTTTGAAGTTAGAATTATTTCAGAAAGCAAAGCATCAAGCAGTATTTGGATTTGTTCATAAAGATACTAGATTTAGACAATATCAAGAAGTACTTGATATTAGAGGGCGTAAAAATGGAAAGGCATTGGCATTAGATACAGATATACCAACACCAAATGGTTGGGTAAAAATGAAAGATTTAAAAGTTGGTGATTATGTATTTGGGGACAATGGAAAACCTACTAAGATAGTATTAGTTTCAGATATATTCATTAATCATAAATGCTATAAAATTGAATTTGAAGATGGAGAAAAAATAATATCTGATTCAGAACACATTTGGAAAGTAAAAACAAAAAAGCGAGGAATAATAAATTTAACTACTGAAGAGTTAAGTAAAAGTTTCAAGATAATTAGAAAAGATGGTAAGGGTGTAGAATATAAATTTAGAGTTCCAATGAATGCTGAAATTGAATATAAAGAAAAAGAATTAATTATACCACCATATCTATTAGGTATCTGGCTTGGTGATGGTTCTTCAGGAGATACAAGAGTAACTTGTAGTGACGAAGATATAGAAGAAATTGCAGATATTATTAGTTGTTATAACTATAAAATAAAGAGATATTATAACAAGAATAGAGCAAACTCTTTTTCTTTAGGGGTTAAAGGGATGGGGATTCAAAATGAGTTTTTAAATGGATTAAGACAGCTAAAAGTATTAAATAATAAACACATACCAAAGGAGTATCTATACGGATCAATAAATCAAAGAAAAGAATTATTAAAAGGATTGATGGATACTGATGGTTATTGCTCAAAATCAGGGCAGTGTGAATTTTCTCAAAAAGATTATAATATGATAATTCAATTCAGTGAATTATTATCAAGCTTAGGAATAAAGCATTCAATAAGAGAAAAGCAGATAAGTATAAATGGCAAGATATGCATAGCATATAGTGTTTTATTCTATGTAGACAAAAATAAAAGTTGTTTTAAATTAAGGAGAAAACATGAAAGATTAAAAGAACAACTAAATCATAGAATGATGTATAAATCTATAGTAAATATAGAAGAATGTATGTCAGTTCCTACAAAATGTATAAAAGTTGATAATGAAACATCATTATATTTAGCAGGTAAAAGAATGACAGTAACTCATAATACTACAGAGCTTGCAGCGGATGAAACTTACATGCTGGTTGGTGATGGAGAAGGATCTCCGGAATGTTATATTATAGCCACTAAATTGGATCAATCAAAAAAGGGATTTAATGAATGCTATAAAATGATTCAACAGTCACCAGATTTAAATAAACATCTTAAGAAAAGAAAATCAGATATATATTGTCCTTTTAATTATGGAAGCCTTCAAGCCTTAGCAAGTAATTCTAATGGTCTTGATGGCTTAAATGCGCATATGGTTACTATTGATGAATTAGCAGCCATAAAGAACAGAGACATATATGATTTAATGAAGCAATCAATGAGTAGTAGAAGGCAGCCACTTTTAGATTGCATAACTACTAATGGTTTTATTAGAGGTTCAATATTTGACTCACAATATGATTATGCATGTGGTGTGCTTGATGGAAAGATAAAGGATGATAGATTTATAGCATTTATTTATGAGCTTGATGATAAGGAAGAATGGGACAAAGAAGAAATGTGGATTAAAGCTAATCCAGGATTAGGTCCAATTAAAAAGGTTGAATTTTTAAGGGATTGTGTAAATAAAGCTAAATCAGATCCAGCCTTTAAAGCTACTGTAATGGTTAAAGATTTTAACATGAAGGAAAACTCAGCATCAGCATGGTTACGTTGGGATGAGCTTAACAATGAAGCTATTTTTAGTCTTAAGGAAATGGGATTCAGATATGGAATTGGATGCTTTGACTTAGCAGAAACAACAGATTTAGCATCAGCTAAAGTTTTATGTATGAGACGCGATGATCCTAAGATTTATGTTATTCAAATGTACTTTGTACCAGAAGAAAAATTAAATCAAGAAGAAACTAATAAAGAGGATGATAATGTTCCATATAAGCTATGGGAGCAGCAAGGGTTAATAAGAGTTTGTCCAGGTAATAAAGTAAATAAATATGACATGCTTGAATGGTTTAAGGAATTAAGAGACCTTTATGATATTTATATACCTTGGATTGGTTATGATCCTTGGCATGTGGATGATAGTTTGCTTCAAGCATATGAAGATGAATTTGGAAAAGATGCAATGATTCCAGTTAGACAGGGAGCTTACACACTAAGCTTTCCAATGAAGGAATTAAAAGCAGATTTAATTGCAGATAGAATTATTTATAATAATAATCCAATAGATAAATGGTGTTTATCTAATATGGAAATTAAAACTGATATAAATAACAATATTCAGCCAATAAAAGGTACTGATAATAGAAAGCGTATTGATGGAGGTGTTTCGCTTATTATTGGATATGTAGTACTTTTGGATAAAATGAGTGAATATGAAAATATGGTTTAAAAGAGAGGTGAAAATATTTGGGCCTATTTCAAAATATCTTTGGAAATAAAAGCTCTCCACAGCCTACTACTAGATTTGAAATGATTACTGATTCAGGAAATGGGTTTTATGCCTGGGATGGAAATTTATATAAAAGTGATTTGGTTAGAGCAGCAATAAGGCCAAAGGCACAGGCTATAGGAAAACTTAACCCTAAGCATATACTAGATTTTAATGGTAACTTTAAAATTAATCCGCAGCCATATATTAGATTTATTCTTGAAGAACCTAATCCATATATGACAATGCAAATGATGTTAGAAAAGGTAACAACTCAGTTGATGCTTAATCACAATGCTTTTATTTATATTAAGCGTGATGAACTTGGATATGCAACTGAATTGTATCCAATTCCAGCAACGTCTGTGGAATTAATAGAAGGTAAAGAAGGAGATCTGTTCTTAAGATATACATTTATGACAGGTAAGAGAATGACAGTCCCTTATTCAGATATAATTCATTTAAGAAGAGATTTTAATGAAAGTGACTTTTTTGGCGATACACCACAAGAGACATTAAAGAATCTTATGGAAGTAGTAAATACTACTGATCAAGGAATGGTAAAGGCTATAAAAAATTCTATGGTTATTAAGTGGATTATGAAATTTAAATCTACTTTAAGGCCAGAAGATAGAGATATAGAAGTAAGTAAATTTGTTGATACATTCTTAAGCATTAATAAAGGAAAAGGTGTAGCAGCAACAGATCCAAGATATGATTTAGAGCAAATAAAGAATGAAAGCTATGTACCTAATGCAGCTCAAATGGATAGAGCAGTATTAAGGATATATAGCTTTTTTAATACCAATGAAAATATAATTCAAAGCAAATATACAGAAGATGAATGGAATGCTTATTATGAAGCTGAAATAGAACCTTTATCAAAGCAGCTAAGTGGAGAGTTTACAAGGCGTATATTTAGTAAAAAAGAAAGAGGATTTGGCAATTATATAATCTTTGAAGCTAACAGTCTCCAATATGCATCCATGGCAACGAAGCTTAATTTAGTTCAAATGGTGGACAGGAGTGCAATGACTCCTAATGAATGGAGAGATGTTATGAATCTTGGACCAATTGAAGGTGGAGATAAACCTTTAAGAAGGTTAGATACAACAACAGTTGGTGATGACTTGGGAGGAGGTGAAGATATAGATGAAGGAGAAGGAAGTAAGGCAACTGACGACGGAAAAGATAGAAATTAGATCAGTTTCAGAAGGGCAAAAAAAGACTATTGGAGGTTATGCAGTAAAGTATAATTCACCAACATTAATGAGAGATAGATGGGGAGATGAATTTCTTGAAGAAATAGCTTCAGGAGCTTTTGATAAATCACTTCAAAATAGAAATCAAAAAGCATTATGGAATCATGATACTTCAAAGCCACTCGGAAGTGTTTCAGCAGGGACACTAAGGTTTAATTCAGATATGAGTGGATTAAATTATGATATTGATTTGCCTAATAATACTTATGGAAATGATGCATATGAAAGCGTACAGCGTGGAGATGTTGATGGTTCATCATTTGGATTCAGATGTAATGATGATGTATGGTCAAAGGTTCAATATGAAGGCAAAGAAATATATAAGAGAAGTATTGTGGAAGCAGATTTATTTGAAGTAAGTCCATGTACATTCCCTGCATATGACAGCAGTGATATGTGTTGTAGGAGCTTAGAAACATTTAAGGAAAGCTTAAACCAAAAAGAAAATCTAAGAAAAAAATTAGTTATTGAAACTTTATTATAAAAGAAGGAAGTGTTTATAAATGAAAACATTAAAAGAAATAGCATCAAGAAAAGCAGAATTAAGAACAATGTTAGAAGATCCTAAAGCAGATTTAGTAGCAATAGAAAAGGAATTAAGAGAATTAAATGAAATGCAAAATCAAATTGAAACGAGGGAAAGATTAATTAAGGAGGCAGGAGAAATAAATGCAGGTAAAGCTGGAGAGAAGAGAGAAACTTTTATTCCAGGAGTTAAAAAGGAAGTGGTTGAAGAAAGAGAAGATAAATATTCCACTCTTGAATATAGAAAGGCATTTATGAATTATGCTAGAACAGGAGTTATATCGGAGGAATTAAGAGCAGATTCAACAACTATGACTACTGATATAGGAGCTGTTATTCCGACTACTATAATGAATGAGGTTGTTCAGAAGTTAAAATCTTATGGACAAATTTATAGCAGAATTAGAAAAACTGCATTTAAAGGTGGAGTTAAAATTCCTACTGCTAGTGTTAAGCCAAAAGCAACTTGGAAATCAGAAGGCACTTTATCAGAGAAGCAAAAGAAAGAAATAAAAACATACATTGAGTTTAGTTACTATAAGCTACAATGCAGAGTTGCCACAAGTTTAGAAGCTGATACAGTATCATTACCAGTATTTGAAGCAACTATAGCATCAGATATGGCAGAAGCAATAGTTGTAGCAATAGAAATCTCAGTTATTAAAGGTGATGGAGTTGGAGAGCCTAAAGGAATCTTAGCACATACAACAGAAATACCTGAAGCTCAACAAATAACAATTTCATCAACTGATATTGGTAAGTGGGATAAATGGAAAAAGAACGTCTTTGCTAAAATCCCACTTGCATATGAAGGTAATGGAATCTGGATTATGACAAAAGCAACTTTTGAAGGATATATTGATGGAATGGTTGATAATAATGGACAACCTATAGCAAGAACCAATTACGGAATAACAGGATCACCAGTAAGAAGATTTGGGGGATATGATGTGCTATGTGTTGAAGCTGATTATTTGCCAAACTATGAAAATGCTGAAGCAGATGCTGTTTTTGCTTTATTCGTAGATTTAAATGAGTATATATTTAACTCTAATTTACAAATGACAATGAAAAGATATTTTGATGAAAACACAGATGAATGGATAGATAAGGCTACTTTAATTGGGGATGGAAAGTTAAGGGATGCAAATGGAGTTCTTTTAATTAAGAAGGGAGCTTAAGGGATAAGAATATTAAAAGAACCAGTATATAATATGCTGGTTTTTTGTATTTAAATTTCAGAATTATAAGATAGAAATACATTATAAGGGGGAGAGGATATGATATTAGATAAAATCAAGTTAGCTTTAAGAATGGATGATGACGATCTAGATGAAGAAATACAAGATTCCATTGATGCAGCTAAGGCAGATTTAAAGTTAAGTGGAATATTAGAAAGCAAGATAGTTGAAACTGATCCTTTAATAATTAGAGCTATTAAAACTTTTTGTAAATGTGAATTTAGCACAGATGATAAAGAAGCCGAAAGGTATAGAGATTCTTATGAAATGATAAGAGCTCACTTATCCCTATCTAATGAACATACAACAGAGGAAATGCTATGAGTATAGAAGCTTTAAATAAAAGAATAGAAGTTTGGGGAAATGTAGAATTTGAAAATGAACTTGAGGAAAAAGATTTTAGATCAGGTAAAGTTAAGGATAAGCCTATATGGGCATCAATAATACCACAAACAGGTTCATTGCAAAAGCAACAAGCTAATACGATGTTATCCAATGTAACACATAAAATTAAGGTTAGATATAGTGCTGGTAAGGATATTACCCAAGACATGTGGCTAATACATCAAGGGCGTAGATTTGATATTAAATATATATTAGATCCTTATTTTGCTCATCAGTTTCTTGAAATATTCTGTGAAGAAATCATAGGAGGATAGATATATGGGTAATGATGGATTTGATTTCAGTGAATTAACTAAATTTGAGAAAAAATTAACTGAAAAAGTTAATGATACTATGCCAAAAGAGAGTAGAAAATTCATAAAAAAAGAAGCTAATAATCTTAACAAAAAAAATAAAGCGGTTTTTAAAAGTAAAGGAATAGGTCAAGAAACAGGAAATTTACTTAAAGGATTCAAGGCAGGTAAGGCTTATAAATATAGAGGTGTGTGGTCTGCAAGAGCTTTTAATAATAGTCCACATGCTCATTTACTTAATGATGGCTTTATGTGGAAACCACATAAAAGCGTTGTGAAAGGACAATCACATAAGCAAACTGGCGAAGAAAAATTTATCCCTGGATTTCATTTTATGGAAGAGGCTGCTAAGGCATTTGAAAGTGGTTTCTATTCAGATGTTGAAGAATGGTTACATGAAGTATTTATAAAGGGGCTGTAATATGGTTACATTGAAACAAATAAATAAGGCTATAAATAATACATTAAAATCTGCATTAGCAAATACTGAGTTTGTTGATGTTGAAATTGTATCAGAAGATACCACAGAAGCATTAAAAAAAGAGACTGATGGATCATATATAAATGTTATAAGACCGTCTATAAAAGTCACATTTGATACTACACAATCAGGAAAATTTAATAGTCAATTAAAAGAAAGAACCCTTCCGGTGAGGGTTTATTTTTTTGCAAAAGATAAGAATAAACCTAAACTAGATAATTTGGCAATGCAGGATTTATTAGAAAATGTATTTCTAGAGGATGTAAAAGTCACAGATACATTTTATATGCCGATTGCTGAAGATATAGAATGCAGCACAACTGATGGAGTATTACAAGTTACTTTTGATTTATATTCTCTTGAGGAAATATATGATGATTCTAACTTAGAACCAATAGAAGAATTAAACTTCAATTTAAATTTAGAAGAATAGGAGTGATGATATGACAGTTACAATGCCAAATATTGATGTGTCATTCAGTCAAAAGGCAGCTTCGCTTCCTGAGAGAAGTGAAAGAGGTTATGCAATATTAATAGTTAAAGATGATACAAGCGCAATGTTTAATTATAAAGAATATTCCGATATAACTGAGATAGACACTGATAAAGAATTATATACGGAAGATAATTTACAATATTTAAAAGATATATTTACATTTGCTCCATATAAGGCTTGTGTAGTAAAAATTGGTGGATCTGCAACTATTTCTGATGCATTAAAGATTGTTATCGAGAATGTAAAAACAGGATGGATAACAATGGCGGATGGTGAAACAGAAGATTTTACAACTTTATCAAGTTGGATAAAATCGCAAGTAGCTAATAAGAAAACTTATAAAGCGGTAGTATACAATGTAACTTCACCAGATGAAAAACATGTAGTTAATTTTGTTAATACAAAGATAACTTTTAGTGATAGCAGGCGCGAACAAACAGGAGAAAAATATTGTCCAAGTCTTATTGGGATTTTAGCGAAATGTAATATTACACAAGGATGCAATAACTTTAAATGTACAAATCTTAGTAAGGTTTCAGAGGTTGATGATAGAAATGAGGCTCTAGGTGCTGGTAAGTTCATTTTAATTAATGATGGTGCAGATGTTAGAATTGCACGTGGAATTAACAGTTTAACTACTACAAATGGGAAATCAGCTACAGAAGATATGAAAGAGATAGAAGTGGTTGAAGCAATGGATCTTATGCAAGATGATATTTCAACTACATTTAAAGAAGATTATCTAGGCGGTGGATATAAGAATAAATATGATAATCAAATTTTATTTATAAGTGCTGTTAATGGGTATTTCAAGAACTTGGCTAGTATTGATGTACTTGATATGGAATACGAAAATAAAAGCGATATAAATGTTGAAGCACAAAGAGCAGCATGGATAGATGCAGGAACAACTGAAGCTAAGGATTGGACAGATCTTCAAGTCAAAAAAAATACATTTAAGAGAAGTTTATTTAGTAAAGCAAATGTAAAAATACTACAAAGCATGGTTGATTTAGACTTTGAAATAAATTTAGCGTAATAAGGAGGCTGAATAAATTATGGGAAATCAAGCGTTAGCAAATAAAGTTTTGACAGGTAGCAGCGGTAATCTTTGGTTCAATGGACAACTTTTAGCTAATTTAAGCAAGATTGAAGCTAAAGTAAAAGGTAATTTTGAAACGGTTGAGTTTTGCGGAGATAATGCAACATATAGTAGATATAATGGATGGTCAGGAGAAGGTACGCTTACAGTAAAAAAAGTTGATAGTACAATATGGAAGATTTGTGCTGATGCATATAAAAGTGGAGTCATGCCAGATATAAAATTAATATCAAGCTTAACTGATAAAGCAACAGGAAAAAGTGAAAAAGCAAGTATAGAGGGAGTGGTAATAACTGAATTCTTACTTGCTGGATTTGAATCTAAAAAAATAATTGAAGAGGAGTTTCCGTTTAACTTTGGAGACTTCGATGCCATTGAAACTATTTAATATTAAGATGCTTTTAATTAAGCATCTTTTTAATTTTAAAATAAAATTTTGGAGGAATATTATGAACAAAATGTCATTAGAGGATTTTATTAAAAAAGGATTAGAGAAAAGTGAAGGAATAAGGAAAGAAGCTGATATAGAGATAGAAGGATATGGAACTATAACCTTTATAAGACCTACAGAAGATAATCTTTTAGAGTATTTAGATGCTCAGGCAAATGCAATTAAGATGAATAAAAATGAAGAGATAATCGGTACAGATTATAAACTATTGACCAATGCGTCTAAAGAATTCATTTATTTTTCTTGTCCATTTTTACAAAATCCAGAATTGCATAAAGCTTGGGGAATAAAAGATCCTTTGGATGCACCAGTAAAGGCTTTTGGAGTTGAAAATTTAGCTGGAATAGCTAAAAAGATAAAGCAAGCTTTTGGAGATGGCAAAAAGACTAAAGAAAAATTAAAAAACTAATAAGAGGGAATGGCAAAGGAGAAATAGGACCATTATTTTGGCTAGGTTATTTCTTTGAATGTGGTCATTCCCTCGAATATTTATGGAGTTTACCTAAGTCTCAAAAAGAGCTTTTAATGGAATATGTTATTTATAAAAATGAATTAATGAATACTAAACCACAGAAAAATTAATATGGGGGTGATAATTTGTCATCAAAAGTAATTAATACCATATTAAATTTGAAAGATAATTTTAGTGATACTATTCAAAATGTTGCTAAAAATACTCAGGGATTTAAGTCTGGTATGAAGGATACAGAAGACCAGGCTGTTAAAATGAAAAAAACTGTTAGTGAAGCTTTTAATACTGTTAAAGAATCTATGCTCAGGGGAATTGGATTTGGTGCTGGTATGGATATATGGGAGTTTATGAAAGAAGGTATAGTTGAAACTGTTACTTTCGGAAATGAACTTCAAAAATCTCTAAATGGAGTTATGACATCTAGCGGACTTGCTGAAACTGGCATGGATAGAATGAAGAATGTCATGCTAGATATATACAATGATAATTTTGGAGAGAATTTCGAAGAGATAGGTGAAGCGTTAAAAGCAGTAGGAGAGCAGACAGGATATACTGGTGATGATTTAAAAGGACTAACTGAAAATGCAATAGCATTAAAAGACACTTTTGGATATGAGGTAAAAGAATCTGTTAGATCAGCATCAACTTTAATGAAACAATTTGGAATAGATGGTGATGAAGCATTTAATTTAATTGCACAAGGAAAACAAGGGGGATTAGATTTTAGTGGAGAAATGTTAGATTCTATCAATGAATACAGTGTGCAATTCAAAAAAATTGGATTAAATGCTGAAGATATGTTTAATATTCTTTCGGCCGGATCAGCAGAAGGTGCATTCAATTTGGATAAAGTCGGTGATGCAATTAAAGAATTCTCCATTAGAGCAATAGATGGAAGCAAAACAACAGCAGACGGATTCTCTCAGCTTGGATTTAACGCTGATGATTTAGCAGCTAAATTTGCTCAAGGTGGTGACAGCGCAAAAGATACCTTTGAGGATGTTATTACAGCTTTATCAAATATGAAAGATCCTTTAAAACAAAGCCAAATAGGTGTTGAATTATTTGGTACTCAATTTGAAGATTTAGGTATAAACGTAATTGAAAGTTTAGGAAATGTTGATGGAGAGATAAGCAACACATATGATGCATTAGCACAAATAAATAAAATAAAATATAACGATGTAGGTAGTGCATTTGAGGGAATTAAACGTAATATTCAGACAAGCGTATTAATTCCAATTTCGGATGCTGCATTACCTCGTTTAAATGATTTTGCAAATTGGTTTAGAAATAATATTCCTGAAATAAAAGAAGATGTAAGTGGAGTAACTGATACTTTTTTAAGTGTTGGAGGTTCAATTATAGATAAAGTCATGCCTTCACTTGGTGATTTAATAGGCTCTGCATCTAATTTGGCAAGAACCATTTATAACAGTGTTGTACCATCATTTTCAGCTGTAACACCTGATAGTTGGGATTCTGTAAGTGATGCAATTAAAGATATAATTGACGGAGCTACAGGAGTAGTTAATTTCGTAAATGACAATTGGCCAACAATTGAACCTATTGTATATAGCATAATTGGAGCAATTGCTGCATGGCAGTTAGCTATTGTTGGAGTTAATACTTGGATTGGGATTACAACATTCGCGACTAGTGCATGGGGAACAATAGAACTTATGATTTGGGGAATACAAAATGCTACTACAGCGTGGGAAGGAGCACAGTGGCTGTTAAATGTGGCGGTGGATGCAAATCCAATTGGAGTTGTAACACTTGCAATAGCTGGTTTAGGATTTGCTATCTATGAAGTTGTAAAGCATTTTCAAGAAATATGTGATTGGGCAGAAAATGCATGGGGGAAGCTTAAAAAATTCCTTGGTTTAGATGGATCTACAGTTGATATAACAACAAATGAAACAGTTACATCTGTAACTAATGAAAGTGGAAATACAGTATATTCAAGAACACCTATGAATGCAACAGGAACACATTATTGGTCTGGTGGCCCTACTAGAATGAATGAGTTTGGTAATGGTGAAATGGCAATACTTCCAAGTGGATCAAAAGTTATTCCAGCAGGTCAAACAGATAAGATATTGAATAATAGTGGTGCTCCAATAATTGTGCAATTGACAGTTCAAGGAAATATGATAGGTAATGAAGAGTTTGCAGATCAAGTAGGACAACATATTTTTAATAAATTATACTATCAAATGGTTAATTCTTAGAAAGGAAAGTAGGCTATGAGTAATTATAATATCTATATAAGTGATTACAACAGAACAAAAGTGTTGCAATTCCCAACAATACCAAGCAAACTGCCTGCATTTTCTAGTGAGAGTAAGAATGAAGAGTTTGAAACGTATTGGGATATTCCATATAACTTCATAGAGAAAAAGGGATTGCTTCAAGGATCGTGGAGTGATTGGCTCCCAAGAGATGCAAGCAAGTATTATTTTTCTAAAAGTAAAGTTAATGCAAAGGAAATAATTGACTTAATTGAAAATGCTAAAACAAATACTGAGCCTATTCGCTTAGTTATAAATACTCCAGATGGTTACCATGTGAATGATACTTTTAGTATTGAAAAATTTGAACCTCAAATAATGAAAAATGGAGATTATGAATATACTTTAGGACTTAAACAATGGAGAGATTACAATACTACTATTGCTAAAGTTTATGCGGTTGGTTGGCAACAAGATTCAACTGGATGGTATTACTACACAGATACATCAGGAAATTATTATAAAGACTCTTGGCAGTTAATAGATAATGAGTGGTATATCTTCAATGCTGCAGGTTATGCTAGGCAATCTAGTTGGTTGCAAGACGGAGGATATTGGTACTATCTAAAAGATAATTGTATGATGGCTAGAAATGAGTGGATTAAATACAATGATAAATGGTATTACTTTGGTTCAGATGGTGCGATGTATTTTAGTGGAACGGCTACAATAGATGATGTTCAATATACATTTGGTGATGATGGTGCTTGGATTGAAAGTTAGGTGGTGTTATGTATAGAATTGTTGTTAATAATCAAGACATAATAAAAGATAGCAATACTATTTCGTGGGGTGGAGACACTGATAATTTAGGTAGTCAATTAACTTTTGATAGCATAAAAGAAATTCCAACAGGGACAGTCATACAACTGTTTAATGATTCATTAGAAATATTTAGAGGAATTGCATTCAAGCCAGTTCAAAGGAGATGGACATGGAGCTATACATGCCAGGATTATAGTTTTTATTTAAAAAATAATAAGATATCAGTTAAGCAATTTTATAATATAAGAGCAGATGAAGCAATAAAATCATTAGCTGGAGAAGCTTATTTAATTTGTGTTATAGCAGATATTCCAACTCAAATAAGTAAAACATATGTCAATACTACTATGGCACAAATAATTGATGATATTTTAGATCAAGCACAAAGTGACCAAGGAACAACATATTTTAAAGAAATTGAAGGTAATGTTTTATATGTTAGAAAACTTTCAGAAATGAAAATAACTCCTAGATTAATTTTACCTAAAGATATAGATATAGAAATGTCTATGGAGAATATGAAAAATAAAATAACTGTTACTAGCGGAAATGATGATAATGCAAAAGTAGAAGCAGTCGCAGAAGATACAAGTAAACAAGGCTTTTATGGTATTTTAAGCGATAATTTAACTGTAGATGATAAGAATGTTGCTCAGGCTCAAAATATTGCAAATAACACAGTAGCTAATAGTAATAAAATAGAGTATTCATGTTCTTTAAATGATATGTTTGTTGTTGAAAACGGTGATTTATTAAAACCAAATAGAATGATTTATTTAACTGCTGGTAAGAGATTAAATGGGTACTATAAAATAAAAAGTGCAAATCATAAATTAGAAAATGGGATTCATAAAGTTAGTATTACAGTTGTTTGGTAGGTGATAAAATGGATAGATATGATACAGGCTTAATGAAATTGTTAAGGGAAAGAGACAATAGAGATCCTGATGAGGCGAGGATTGGAAAGATAATTGCTTTAGATCCTATTAAAGTTTCTTTATTTGGCGGTGCTGCTATATTTACAGAAGATGATATTAATGCGCAGCTATATATATGTGAAAGCTTAAAAGGTATAACAGGAAAAATCACTATAGAGGATCAGGTGCAAAAAAGTTTTTCTATTAATAGAGATTTAGGTATAAATGATAAAGTCTTATGTATTCCTATTTCTAATGGTCAAGCTTATGTGGCAGTGGATAGAGTTTAAAGGCAGGTGATATTATTTGTTTCCAAATCAAGAGGCAGTTAGTACAATAACTCAATTAAACAATGCAAATATAATAAATAGTGGTGGTAAATCTCCTAGTTTTGATTTTGAGCTAGGAGATTTTAATGTTAAAGATGGAAAAGTCGAAACAGTAAGCAGATATGAAGCTTTAAAGCAATGGATACAAAAAACTATAAGAACTGATAAGAATAAATACAAAATATATAATACAAATAGATCTGAAAAATATGGTGTTGATTCATTACTAGATTTAATAACGAGCGAATATCCTTTGCCTTATAAGCAAGCACAAATTCAAACAATAATTACAGAAGCATTGCTAAGAAATTCTGATATAAAATCTGTAAATAATTTTGTATTTAAAAAAGATAAAATGTTACTTAATTGTACGTTTGATGTTATAAGTGTTTATGGTACGATCACGGAAAGTGTGGTGACGTAAAAATGAGCGATAGCAGAGCTGTTATACAAGCTAGATTACTTAGCAATATAAGTGATGAATATAACAAAAGCGAAGGCGAGTTCATGTATGATGCTGAGAAACCAGTTGCTATTGAATTGGAAAATGCATACACAGAAATTCAAGGCGTATTAGATAAGAGATTTGCAGAAACAGCGACTGGAAAGGATCTTGATAAAGTAATAAAAGATGTTGGATTAACACGTAAATTAACAACTCAATCTATTGGGAGAGTTACAATTACTGGAGTATTCGGCGCTCCTATAAATAAAGGTGAACTCGTAGCTAGTGATAGTGTTAGCTTTGAATTTACAGAAACATTGGTTGTACCTGAAAGTGGGATTATAGATGTTTCAGTAAAATGTGTAAAGTACGGTGAAGTGGGTAACATACCGGTTGGGGCTATTAAATATTTTCCAAAGACACTTTCAGGACTTCAAAAAGTGATTAATAAAGAAGCTATTTCTAATGGATATAATGAGGAGACAGATGAAGAGTTAAGAAAAAGATATTATGCTAAAATTCAGACTCCGGCAACGTCTGGAAATAAGTATCACTATAAAAATTGGGCATTAGAGGTGACAGGTGTAGGAGATGCAAGAGTTGTGCCACTTTGGGCAGGAAACGGGACTGTAAAAGTTGTTATTATAAATTCTAATAAGACTGGAGCAGATAAAACATTAGTAGATAGTGTAAAAAACTATATTGATCCTGTTGATGGAATGGGGGAAGGACAAGCACCGATTGGAGCAACTGTAACAGTTGTTTCGGCGATTGAGAAAGCAATAAATATAACTGCAAATGTAAGTATAACTAATGGATTTAATCTTGGAATAATACAAACAACTTTCAAGACATTAGTAATAGAGTATTTGCAAAGTATTTCGTTTAATGCTTCATATATAAGTATAGCGAAGATAGGGAAAATATTATTAAATACCGAAGGCGTTATGGATTATTCGGATTTAAAGATTAATAGCACAACATCAAATGTTAATTTAGCTGATGAAGAAATTGCCGTAATAGGAAATGTGAGTTTGGGGGTGATGTAATTTGAATGTAACTAAATTTTATGAGAAGCTCAATAAACTTGAAAATAATATATATGTAATTGAGGAAGTTGTTGAAGTATTAAATGGAGTTTATGAATCCGAGCTACAACATGATAATGTAAATCTAAAGACATTGAATGTTTATACAGGAAGTAAACTTACAGGAAATAAGATTGAAGTATATTTTACATCAACTCCATCATTAGCTCCATGGAAAACAATAATTAAAATTTATTCAAATTTAAGTCCGATTTATATAAGCTATGAAACATTAGGGGATCAAGTTGAAGCAGGAGATATTAATAATCTTCAAGATGCAGTTGTTGAAACTCAAGAAAATCTTAATAATGAAATTAATAGAGCTATAGGCGCTGAAAAAGTTCTAACTGATAATTTAAATACAGAAATATCAAGGGCAAAGAGTTCAGAAAATACGTTAACAAATAATTTAAATTTTGAGATTACGAGAGCAAAAGGTGCAGAAAGCACATTAACTAATAATTTAACGAATGAAGTTAATAGAGCAACCGCTGCAGAGAATACTTTGAATAATAACCTCAATTCAGAAGTAAACAGAGCTAAATCATCTGAAAGTACTTTGATGACTAATCTTAACTCTGAGGTAACACGAGCTACTAATACAGAGAGCACCTTAACCAACAATCTTAATTCGGAAATTACCCGTGCTAAAGCTGCAGAAAATACATTAACTAATACAATTAATACAAATAAGCCTAATTGGGATGATAAGTACACAAAGAATGAGGTTGATAATAAAATAAGTCAGGTTGTTAGTAATATGGACTGGAAGGAATCTGTAGCGACCTATGCTGACATAGCAACAATTTATCCAACGCCTGATGATGGATGGACAGTTAATGTTAAAGATACAGATATTACTTATAGATATAGTGGAAGCGCATGGATTCCTATTAGTGCTAACTCTATTCCTTTAGCTTCATCTAGCGTTGATGGTAAGATGTCAAAGCAAGATAAGATAGACCATGATGATATGAATAGTAAAAAACATACGCATTCTAATAAAGGGATTATAGATATTATTACTCAAGCTTTAATTGATAACTGGAATGCTGCTTATACTCATATTTCAGATACAGTAAAACATATTACAGCAGCAGAAAGGACATTGTGGAATTCAGTAAGTAATAAATCAGATGTGGGACATACTCATATATCTTCAAATATTACTGATTTAGTATCTACAATAAGATCATGTGCATTAACTGGTTTATCTACTACTACAAATTCAATAATTAGTGTGTCTGATACTGTACTTGGAGCATTGGGAAAATTGCAGTCACAAATTACAGCTAATTTAATCACTTTAACCAATCATACGAGTAATACAAATAATCCTCACTCGACGACTGCAAGCCAAATAGGATTAGGGAATGTTACAAATGACTCGCAGGTAAAAAGAAATGAGATGGGAGTTGCTAATGGAGTAGCTACACTTGATAGTTCTGGTATTAATAATCAAGCTCCTAAGCCTCATACACATGATGATAGATATTATACAGAATCAGAAGCAAATGCAAAATTTGCAACTAAAGATGAAATATCTACTGCTGGATATGGTGATATGCTTAAAAGCGTATATGATACTAATAATAATGGAGTAGTAGATAGAGCAGAAAAATTATCTACTGCAAGAAAAATAAATGGTGTTAATTTTGATGGTAGTGGTGATATAACAATTTATGATGACACTAAATTGCCAGTATCAGGTGGAACTGTAACAGGAAGAACATTGTTTAACCAAGGTATTTCAATTATTAATATAAATGGAGGAGCTGGAATCGCGGGATTTATGTATTTTGCGCAAATAAAGGTAAATTCAAGTTATCAGAATCAACCAATAATTTTTGATATTCATCAAAGAGAAAGATTTGGGACTATAATCATAAAATTTAATAGCCAAAATACATCGGATCCAACTTTAGGATATATAAATAAAATTGGAAGCATTAATGCATATATATATAAATCTTCAACTAGCACATGGGATTTATATATTCAAAAATCAGAAGGATATGATTCTATAGATATAGTTGGCTTTAGTAAAGGCGATTACATGAATTCTACATCTGTAACATGGCAATCTTCAACTGTAACGTCGCTTCCATCAGGATATATAGAAGCTACAATAGCAACAATAGATATTATTTCTACTAGAGCAAACCAAGATTCTGATGGAAAACCAATTAATACTACTTATGTTAAGAAAAAATGTACATGGAATGATTTAAAGGGGGTATAGCATGAATTATGGTACAACCCAATATGGAATTAATGAAGAAGATAACATAGATGAGATAAAACTAATATCACCTGATCTTATGAAATATATGCCCGACTACTATATTACATCTAAAGTTATGAAGGAATTAGAAAATTCTAATTCGCTGGAGCTTGGAAGATTAAATTATAAAATTAGAGATATAAAGAATCAGCTTTGGATAGATACTGCAACATGGGGTCTTAGCTACTGGGAAAAGGAATATGGAATTGAAACTAATTTATTATTAGGGTATGAACAAAGGCGAGAAGTACTTAAGGCTAAGAAAAGAGGGCAAGGCACAACAACTAAACAGATGATTAAAAATGTAGCTGAAACTTTTTCTGGGGGAGAAGTAAACATAATACAAGATAATCCTAACTATGCTTTTGTAGTTCAATTTGTTGGAGTTAAGGGAATACCAAAAAACATGCAGTTGTTTAAAGATATGCTGGAAAATATTAAACCTGCACATCTAGGATACGCGATTAAATACACTTATACCGTTTGGAATGTATTAAAAGAAAATAAATTAACTTGTAACAATGCAAAATTGAAGACATGGGATGAGTTAAAAGTTTATGAATAGAAAGGGCTGATTAAATGTTAACAACAACAAATTATGGATTGAAAAAGCCAGAAGGAACAGATGTTGTAAATATAGACGATTTTAATGGTAATGCTGATATTATAGATACAAAGCTAAAAGAAATTAACTCAGCATTACCTCTTAAAGCTCCGCTAGATTCTCCTGGGTTAACAGGAGCACCAACAGCACCAACTCAAACTGCAGGAGATAATAGTACCAAAATTGCTAATACTGCTTTTGTAACTACAGCAGTAGCAAATAAAACAAGTGTAAGTGGAAATGCTGGAACAGCAACTAAGCTACAGACACCTAGAAATATAGCATTAGCTGGAGATGTTACTGGTTCAGCTAACTTCGATGGATCAGGAAATATATCGATAACAGCTACTGTAGCAGATGATAGTCATAATCACATTATAGCTAATGTAGATGGATTACAAAGCGCTTTAGATGTAATAGATACGCAATTGTCAGATATGGCGCAGGATAGCTATCCGACTGTAATAGCAACTGGAACTAATTCTTATGTAGGCTCTACAGATAAAATTAAGTCACTAGGCAAGGGAACAACAAAACTTACTCTATTTGTAGGAATGGATGCAACTGGAAACTGTAGTTTAAATTTAAATTCGTATGGAGCTAAGAACATTAAAGATAGTTTTGGAAACATAGTAAATAACTTTAAGAAGGATGTTCCTTATAATCTCTGCTATAACGGTACGGATTTTATACTACAGGGTAAAGGGGGTGGTGGAGATGCATTAGCCTCACAGTTATTAGTAAACAAGAAAGCAACAGTTGATACTGGACCAATAGTTGGAACAATGCCTGAAAGAGGAAATATTACAGCTACTTTAAATGCAGGACAAAGTTATACAATAGCAGAAGGACATCATGGCGGTGGAGGTACAGTTACTGCTAATAGTTTAGCGAGTCAAACCGCCGCAAATGCAGATGCAAGTAAAATACTTGCTGGGTTTAGTGCTTGGGTCTCTGGTAGTTTGCTCGCAGGAACTGCAACAATAGCAAGTTTGGGTGGCTTTAAATATACTTTCGGAACCACTGGTTCAATTAGCAATAGTAGTCAAACTGTGACTATACCGGGTGCTCCTATAATAGTATTTGGTATATATCATCGTAGTTCAACATCATGGCCGTTTGTATATGCCGCAAATGCTAGTTTAGGTATACCAACATCAGGAATATATGTTACGTATTTAACGACAAGTATTAGCGGAAATACAATAATATTCTCTAATAATGGTAATATTGATTACGTTAGCTATGTTGCTTTATACAACTAAAAATACAGGAGGGATTAATTTTATGAAAACTTTAATATTATATGATAATACAGGGAGAATTTTCTTACAGATTTCAAACACGTACCTAACACCAGAGGGAGGTATTAATTATTTAGAAATAGAAATTCCCACAGGTAAGAGAGTATTTAAAGTAGATACAAGCGTTACTCCTAATGTACCCGTCTATGAAGACATACCTAAATCGGAAATAGACATATTAAAAGAAACTGTAGATGCTTTAGTTTTAGCAAGTTTGGAGGGATAAAATATGTATGAAACTTTATTAAGATTATATAAAATTGGTAAGCTAACAGAAGCTGGACTAACAAATGCAGTTGCTAAAGGCTGGTTAGCAGAAGATGAAAAAGCAGATATTATAGATAGTATTTCTGCTACAAGTACTGCATCATAGGAAACTAGAATGTATCATTAAATTTAATAAAAAGTATAGAAAGTGTATAAAAATTTGATAATTATAAGTAGTATAATAGTAATTATAAAGAAATAAAAGTATAAGTGATTAATTGCACCAATATGGTGTTTTTTTTATTGCTCACTTTTATAAAGATTCCAAATAAGGTAGGTGTAATATGAATGAAGAATTAGTAAAGGACAAAATTGAAACTCACGAAAGAAGGCTTAATAATCATGGGGATAGGATTGATAAGCTTGAACAGGATGGGAGAGAACTAAAGACAGAACTTAAGAATTTATGTGAAAATCTCAAAAACTTAACTAGTATGATGAAGTGGTTTATAACCGCAATGGGAGGAGCTTTAATTAGCTTCTTTTTTTATGCAGTTCAAACAGGAATATTTAATAAATAATTGGAGGTATGTAAAATGATAAAACAAATTTTAGGACTAGTAATAAGTATATTAAAAAATAAAACATACATGACAGCAGCTAAAGAGGTATGGAACATTGTAGACGAGAACTTTAGGATTACAGAAAAAATTGAAGATACATTTAAAAGTAAAACTGAAGAATTCGATAAATTATTGCTTACTAAGTTTCCAGAACTAACTAAGGAAGATGTTATATATTTTAGGCAAGCAGTTGCAGGAAGCGTTAATGTGGGGAAGGAAGCAGTATTAGATAATTCCGTAATTATGAAGGAATTGCAAGAATCAAATACTAAATTACAAGCAGAAAACGCAAGTCTAAAAGATCAATTAAGCAAATTTCAATCGCTTGCAGCAACAGTAAACACAGATTTACAGCAAACAGTATAAGCAGAGTTTTTAGAGTGGCCTTTAGGGTTACTCTTATTTTTATATTTAAAATGAGAAAGGATGATACTAAATGTTTAAAGGCATAGATATAAGCAATCATAACGGAAATATAAATTTTAACCAGGTAAAAACAGCAGGAGTAGAAGTTGTTTACATTAAAGCTACAGAGGGGACAACATTTAAAGATAGTTATTTAGATACTAATTATTCAAATGCACATTACGCAGGATTAAAAACAGGGTTCTACCATTTCTTAGTTGGAACTAGTGAGCCAGAAACTCAGGCCAATAGTTTTTATAATGCTATAAAAGATAAAACTAGTGATCTCATTCCGATGATAGATGTAGAAACTAATTTTGATGGACTAATGGATTATATTTTAAGATTCATTGCTAAATTTAAAGAACTATCTAATATGCAAATAGGTATTTATACTTACACTAGTTTTATGGATAACTTAGATAATAGAATTGCTGATTATCCATTGTGGGAAGCAAACTATAATAATGATCCATGGAAATTAAATTCTAATTTCTTCACTAATAGAGTAGGACACCAATATAGTGAAACAGGATCAGTAAGTGGAATAAATACTGATTGTGATATGAATGAGTTTAATGAAGGAATATTAAATAAAAACACTGGATATGTTGTTACAAACTATTTACCTAATGGCTATCAAGGAGATAATAGTTTTAATGGTGTTGATGCTGAGTATGTGCTCCAATATTTTAAAGGAGTTAGGTGTTATTTCAGAGGAAACGAAAAAGGGGTATGGATTGAAACTCAAAATCTATCTATGAGCAGATGCCTGGAGCTAAAAGAAACTTTGGGAAGCTGGTTTTATGATATAAAGTAATATGGTATATTAATCTACCTTTTTGTTTTAATATAATAATTCTTATAAATCAGATAAAAATAGTATTGTATAATTTGTGGAATTATGGTATTATAATGTTACACACAAAGCTAACAGCGATAGTGGATAGCGTTAGACTCCCAAGATAATTACAAGATTCTTTTTTAAGCATTAAGTCTTGTAGGGTAGTAAAGAGAAATCTTTATTACCCTTATTTTTTTGCAAAAAAAAGAGATAGCAAAAAAATATTAGGAGAGTAATGTCCAAAGCTATCTCTTTATTTATTAAAAAATAGGAAATCGTATCTTAATTCTTAACACTATTAAGATAAAATATACATAAAATTATAAAAATATATTCTAATAAAATAATTCATTAACACGATTTTAAGAGAATAAATCTTAAATTTAAGTATTCAAATAACTTGTCATCTTTCCAAATACACTTCGAGTAGGCACATTATTTTCATAGCAATATCTATATAAAGTTCTTTTAGATATACCCAAAGATTTACACAACTTATCCTTATTAATGTGGATATTTTTATTAAGTACGGTGGATAAATATTGATGAAAGTTATCCATGGATTCTAAATATGGATCATAAAAATATTTACTATTAATATTAAAATAACTAGCTAGTTTTATTGATTTCTCTTTTGTGGGGAACAACTCACCACGCTCATATTTTGATATACTTGATTTACTAATATCTATAATTAATGACAATTCTTTTTGTGTTAAATTATTTAACTTTCTCAGTCTAATCAAATTTTCAGAAATCGTATTTGTTGGCAGATATTTAAACTCATCTTTTAAATCAATTCTCAA